CGCTCCCGACGAACCTGGCGCGCCTGCTCCGGGTCGCCAGTTCGACCATCCGCAATGAGATCTCCGGCGCCGTCTACGACCCGGCCGACGCGCCCACGCTCGCCGTGCTGGCGGAGGCGACGTGCGAGCAGGTGGCCTGGGCGAAGAGCAACGGCTGGACCAACGGCGTGCCGGTCGCGATCCGCGGCGTGGCCATCGGCACGGTCAGTCTGGGCGCCACGGTGAACCCCGGCGCGGGGGGCTCCAGCGCGACCCCCACGCTGTCGCCGATCGCGCGGGAGCTGCTGCTGGCGGCGGGGCTGCTGGGCGGGGAGCCCGCGCAGTTCTGGGGATTCGGATACGGGTACGCCTGATGCCGAGCCTGAGCGAGATGGTCCCCGAGTCGCAGCAGCACACCGTCACGATCGAGCCGTACGCGGGCACCAGCGGGGAAGGGGCACCGCTCTACGGCGCCGCCTTCGCGCTGGTCGGGTTCCTCATGGCGAAGCGCCGTAAGGTGCGGGTCGCGATGACCCAGACGAACACGGGCGACGAGGTGATCGCGGAGGCCACGTTCCTGACCGACCGCGGCCCGACCGTCCCGAACGACAGCAGGGCTACCCTGCCGGACGGCTCGATCTCCCGCGTCCTGGCGGTGGTCGATCAGGACGGGGGAGACTTGCCCGTCCCCTCCCACCTTGAGATCCTCATCGCATGACGACCTTCAATTTCGGTGACGCGCTGAGTATGATGCGCGCGGGCGCCCGCGTGACCCGGCAGGGCTGGAACGGCAAGGGGCAGTACGTCGCCCTCCAGCCCGGCTACCCGGACGGTGTGCCGGCCAACGCGCACACGGCCAAGGTGACCGGCGTCGCGCCGGGCACGAAGGTGGTCATCCGCCCGTACCTGGTCTTCAAGCCGGTTGATGACTCGCTGGTCCCGTGGGTCGCCAGCCAGACTGACCTGCTGGCGGACGACTGGTACGCGGTCTCGGCGACGGGGTAGCGCTGTGCCCCAGGAGCTGACGATCCGCTGGGACGGCGCGAGCATCGCGCAGAAGATGACGCAGGGTGTCATCCGCGGGCTGAACATCCTGGGCGAGCACGTCCTCAACGAGAGCAACGATCGCGTGCCGCTGGACGAGGCGACCCTCCAGCGCTCCGGCGTGGTGTCGGTGGACGAGGTTGAGCTCACCGCCGCCGTGTCCTATGACACCCCCTACGCCGTCAAGCAGCACGAGGATCTGACCCTGCGGCACCCGAACGGCAGGCGCGCCAAGTACTTGGAGAGCGCCTGGGCGGACAGCCAGCACCTGGCGCCGCAGATCATCGGCAACCAGATCAGAAGGGCGCTACGGGGATGAGCGCGGACACGGGGACGGACCTGCTGGCGGGCCTCGCCCAGCACCTGCACAACGCGGGGATCGTCAACTGGGCGGGACTGTCCGGCGTGGCGGTCGCGACCGGCGAGCTCCCGGCGATCACCCTGCGCCAGCTCCCCAGTGAGCCCGCCTTCTGCGTCACGCTGTTCGACTACCGGGTTACGGCAAACGCCCGGCTGACGGACTCCGTGCTGGGCGTCAACGTCCGGGTGCGCAGCGACGTGGGGCCCTCCAAAGCCTCCCTGATGGCGAACCAGATCTTCCTGGCATGGCACGCCTTGGGCCGGGTCACGCTCAGCACGGGCCTGATCCTGACCGACCTCCAGCACCAGAGTGAGGCGCAGCTGGGGCCGGACGGCAACGGCAGGCATGAGCGGTCCAGCAACTTCTACGCGCTGCTCAATCAGCCGTTGACGACCCGCGAGTAAGATCCCGCACAACGAGCGCCCGCGGTTGCGACCGCGTGACCGAGGAAAGGACCGCGCATGACGCAACCGCAGCAGAGCACCCTCTCCCGCAAGTGGGTCCTGGAGGTGAACACCAACACCGTCGCGTCCCCGACCTGGACCACCGTCAAGGGCCTGAACGAATACACGTTCACCCCCGGCGACCCGAACCTTGAGGACGACAACGTCTATGAGGACCTGGGGTTCACCGGCCAGACGAAGACGGCGCTGTCCTGCAAGGGTGAGGCGAAGATCATGCGCCGCACCCTGCCGACCGACGTCACCACCTACGACCCGGGCCAGGAGAAGCTCCGCGTCCTGAGCAACCTGCTGGGCCCGACCGGCGTGGCGTACTGCCGCACCTACGACCGCGACGGCGGGCCGGAGGCGTACACGTTCTTCGCCGAGGTCGGCTGGTCGCCGGAGGGCGGCAGCCCCACGGACCTGGAGAGCATCACGGTCTCCCTCACCGGCAAGGGTGCGCCGACGCTCATCACCAACCCGAACGCGCCGGCGCTGGCGCTGCCGAGCATCACCAGCCTGAGCCCGGTCACCGGCCCGGCCGCGGGCGGGACGCTCGTCATCATCCGCGGCGACAACTTCAAGGACCGCAACGGCACCACCGTGGTCTCCGGCGCGGCGGGCGTCACCTTCGGCGGCACCAACGCCACGTCCTACAACGTGCTGGACCGCCAGACGATCGCGGCAGTGGCCCCCGCGCACGCGGCCGGGTCCACGCAGACGATCGTCACCAACACGACCGGCGCCAGCCCGAACACCACGGCTGACGACTACCTGTACGTCTGATCGACGCAGCCCCATCGAGCCCACCCCGCGCCCCCAGCGGGGTGGGCTCGCCCAACGAGAGAACGGGCAGACGATGAGCGAGGGATTCAAGGATCTCTATGACGTGTTCGACGGCAGGCTTGCCCTGCCGGCGGGCGGCAAGACCTATTACATCCCTGAGCCGGACGAGCAGCTGGGCCTGTGGTGCACAGCGTTCTGCACGGCTGGGATCGCGGCGAACCAGGGCATCGACCTGGGCACCCGTAAGCTCCCGCCCCTGGTGCTGAACGACACCGAAGAGAAGGCCATGTACGTCCGCCTGCTGGGCCCGGTCTGGGACGAGCTGGCGGCGGACGGCCACGGGTTCAGCACGCAGCGCCTCTTCGCGCTTACCGCCCTGATCTGGACCGGCCTGGGCGAGGATGCCGCCATGACCTTCTGGAACAGCGGTGGTGACCCAAAAGCCTCGCAGCCGCGGCGGAACAGGCGCGCGGCGCCGGCGGCAGCGCCGCGGACCGTTTCAATGCCGAGTACGGCAGGGGCGAGTACGACCCCGCCAGCGGGATCTACGAATGGTACGAAGCGCCGCCGTCCGCGGCGCGGGCGGTAACGCAGGGCAGGACGCTGACCTGGGAGACGATCTTCGAGCACTGGCACCTGGTCTGGGCGGACCTGATCTCCGAATACGGGTTCGACCTCGGGGACCGTGCGAGAATGCGCGCAGGCCGGTGGACGTCGCTGCGGCACATGATCATCGGCCTGCTGTCCGCGGACACCCGGCTGGCCCGCATGCTGGCAGAGGACAACAGGAAGGCAGGCTGATCCACCGTGGCGCTCGACGTCGGGGAGCTCGTGGCCCACCTGCGCGTGGGCGCGGAGGGGATGGCTCGCGGGCTGCGCGACGGAGAGTCCCGCTTCAGGAAGTTCGGCGACAAGCTGACGACCCTGGCGGGCGCCGCCGGCATCGCGGCGGCCGCGGCCTTCGGCGCCGCCGTCCTGGCCAACATGAACCAGGACGCGATCGGTGCGAAGATCTCCGCGCAGCTGGGCCAGGGCGAGGAGGAGGCAGCGTTCTACGGGCACCTGGCGGGGAAGCTCTACGCCGAGAACTGGGGCGAGTCGGTAGAGGCGATCGGCGAGACGATCAAGGCCGTGGCTCAGGCGCAGATCGCGCCGGATGAGTCGGACGCGGCGCTGGAGGACACGGCGCGCCGGGCGCAGGTGCTCGCCGACGTCTTCGACCAGGACGTGGCCGGGTCGGTCTCCGCCGTGCAGCAGCTGATCCGCAACGGTCTGGTGCCGGACGCGGAGGCGGGCTTCGACCTGATCGCGGCCAGCATCCAGGGCGGCAACGACAAGGCCGGAGACCTGAACGACACGCTGATCGAGTACTCCACGCAGTTCCGCGAGCTGGGCCTCACCGGTTCGGAGGCCATGGGCCTCATCAGCCAGGGCCTGCGCGCGGGCGCGCGCGACGGCGACACGGTGGCGGACACGCTGAAGGAATTCGCGATCCGCTCCAAGGACATGAGCAAGACCAGCCTGGAGTCCTACAAGGCGCTGGGGCTGAACGGTGAGGCCCTCTCCCAGCTGGCGGCCAAGGGCGGGCCGGGCGCCAAGAAGGCGCTGGACGACGTGCTGGACGCGCTGGACAAGATGCCGGCCAGCGCGGAGAAGGACAACGTGGCGATCGGGCTCTTCGGCACGAAGGCCGAGGATCTCCAGGACGCCCTGGGCGCGCTCGACCTGGACACCGCCGGGCAGGAGTTCGAGAGCGTGGCCGGGTCGATCGACCGCGCGGGCGAGGCGGTGGGC